GATAAGGAGGAATGCAGAATGGCACTATTTCTGATTGGCCTGATCCTGGGCGGCATCACCGGCGCCCTGATCATGGCGATCCTGATCGGAGGTGATATGGATGACGATGATATCGACTAGTCAGATCTCCAGGATCTACGCCGCAGCCCGGGATCTGGGCATGTCCACCAAGGGCGAAGGAGACGACCTGCACGCCCTGGTGTATGCCGTCACCGGCAAGGACAGCATCCGGCAGCTGACCGCCGCAGAAGCCCGGGAGATGATCCGGGAGCTGGACAAACGGAGTGCACCTCCGGATGCCAACAGGCGCAAGCCTGCTCCGGATCCCAGCGTATACCCGCCGGGGCAGATGACCCCATCACAGATCAGCAAGTGCTGGCGGCTGATCTACAGCGTGTGCGAGTCGGATCCATCCGAAGTTCCGCCTGCAGATCGGCTGGCAGGTGCAGCGGAGCGATTCATCGGGCAGCGACCTAACATGATGGCGAAAAACCCGTTCCGGTTTTTCACCCAGGAACAGGGGTCACAGTTGATTGAGTCCCTGAAGCGGCTGGAATATTCGGCGGAGGTCAAGAAGCTGAAGCGAGACAGAAAGGGGTAAATATATGACAGATCAGGAGCTGATCCGTGCCCTGCGCCGGTTAATGGTGGAGACCGGTAGTCTGGTATGCTTGGGCTGCGGTCATGAGCATAGTTGCGGAATCCACGGCTGTGCCGTCATCCGGCAGGCTGCGGAACGGCTGGCAGAGCTGACACGGGACAAGAACTAATCGATGTGTAGATGGGAGGCAGCGCATGGATCACAACGACATTGAAATGACGGATCTGGAGGGTGAACAGCGGGAGATAGCAGAGTGCATTGGGATAGATGCGTACAGAACGCTTGCCCAGACCTATGGCGGCAGCTCCATCTACATTGCCAAAACAGCGTCTATCCTAAAGGACGAACGGGATCGCAGGATCCGCCGCGAATACAATGGCTGCAATGCCCATGCGCTGGCGATTAAATATGATCTGGCGGACAACACCGTCCATAAGATCGTGCGCGGTGAAAAGCAGCGGATCGAAAACGAACCCACGGATGACCAGCTGCCCCTGTTTAAACAGGGATAAACCCGGCAATATCGGTTGTTTTACATTGCATAATTAAAATGGTATAGTTTGATCAGAGAGATCGAGCTATACCATTTTTGTTTGGAGGATAGATCATGGACATCAACGTAATCGTGGCTGTGGTGGAGGGCATCATCAGCCTGGCAGTGGGGGCGCTGACATTCTTCCTGCGCAGGACTATCACGGAGCTGGATAAGTGCAGGGAGGACATCGCCAAGGTCAAGGAGGATTATATCACAAAAGAGGATTTTTTCCGGGAGCAGGCGGATACCCGCCGGAAGCTGGACCGAATCATGGACATCCTGCTGGAGATCCGGGGAGGTAAATAGCATGGACGAAAAAGAACAGATCCGCCGGCGGATCGCAGCCGGCAATTTCGTGGCCAACAACGGCAGGGTGCTGCGTACCATCAATATCCTGCGGTATGATTACAAGAAACTGCGTGAGATCGAGTACGCCCTGCCGGATATGGAGCATGGAGAGATCGTGGACAGTGTCAACTACCTGGCGGAATGCGGCTACATCAGGCTTCGGCATGTGGTATCCCAGCGGTCTGCTGCATTGTCGGACACCAGGTGGGAGGAGATCGAAGCCAAGCTGACCGCTGACGGCATCCGGTTGCTGGCAGGCTGCAAGCAGGACGCATGCGTGGAGGTGTAGGCCATGGCCAATCGCCGACACGCCATCATTGACCAGTTAGAGCCGCAGATCCAGGAAACCGTCAAGGAGATGCTGCGAGCGAATTTCAAATACAAGGATATCGTGGATTACCTGGCATCCAACGGCACCCAGGTGTCCCAATCGGCAGTTTGTCGGTATGCGGCAAGGTTTGCGGAGACCACCGAGGCGCTGCGGATGGCACAGGAAAATTTCCGTGGTATCATGGAGGAAACCGCCAAGTACCCCAACCTGGATCCTACGGACGGTATCCTGCGCCTGATCAGTCACCAGCTGCTGGACGCCATCAACGGCATGCCAGAGGAGCAGCGGCAGGCCAAGAATTTCGATGAACTGATCAAATCTGCTGTAGCCCTGACCCGGGCAGTGGCATACAAGAAGCAGGTGGATGTGCGCAGCAAGGAACTGCTGGAGAACGGGGCTGACCAGTTTGCTGGAGCATTGTTTGACGCCATGGCAACGGAGCGTCCGGAGCTGTACAAGCAGCTACGGGCATTCCTGGACGAAAAGAAGGAGAAATCGCCATGATGTATGTGCTGCAGACCAAGCCCGGCCAGGATGACTGTGCTGTCCGGAACCTGGAGCGGCTGGGCTACCGAGCCTATGCCCCAAGGCGGATCGCACTGCACCGCAGGGGCGGCACCTGGTGGGAGGCGGAATACCCGGTATTCCCGGGGTATGTGTTCCTGGATGATCTGGAGCTAACGGATGTGGACTATCATCGGATCATGCCATGCATGGGGGTCATTCGGTTCCTGGGGCACGGCGCCCCGGAGCCGCTGCCGGATCATGAGGCGGAATATATCCGCTGGCTGCACAACGGCGGCAAGCCCATCGCCCCCTCCGAGGTACGGATCCGGCCGGACGGCAGCATGCAGTGTGTGTCCGGGCTGATCAGCAGCTACGCCGGGCAGGTGGAACACAATCTACGGCAGCGGCGGGCAACGATCCGGATCAGCATTGCAGGCAAGCTGCACCGCATTACATTGGCGGTGCGATACGTCTAACAAACCGACCTGATGGCAGACGCCGGGGTTGATACGTCCCCCGGTGCCGCACAGGATTGCATGATGCCAGCCACCTGATTTCAACCCGAAATCCGGAATGGCGGAGCATGCCTGTTTAAAATCGAATTTACGCTGTTTAAAATCGTTTAAACGATTCTGCCCATGGAATGATACCCACAGAAACAGACACGCCTTACAGCGCATTGTAGGGCGTGTTTTTTACGAGAAAGGAGATGCCCTGCATGGGAGCATTGAAGGACGCAGGGATCCGGTCCCTGCAGGACAATCTGGCAGCCTACGACGCTGCAAGAAAGCAGGAGGAAAAACAGGATGCAAACAGCCTGAAATCCCTGTTTGATGCCTATTTAAATACGAAGAATAAGGCAAAACGGGAACGGATGCTGAAAGAGTTTTCCGAGCGAAGACTGGAGTTTGCAGCCTATCTGCAGGCACATCCGGAATTGGTGGCCGCAGAAACCAAGCGTGCCCTGATCACGGCAGCCCTGGGCGGCGAATATGTGGAGACGGAAACCGGCGTGGATTCTGCCGGCAGACGGCACAAGCGCCGCCGGGTGCGACAGGTAGCGCCCAACCTGCAGGCAATCCTGCAGCTGCTGGAATCGGACGTGACGCCGAAGCCGGAAAACAATCTGCTGGAGATCATCCGGGAGGGACTGGAGGCGGAATCGGATGATGTATAAAACCATGTCCCCCAAGCAGCGAAAGGCCATGCTGTGGTGGGCGGATCCCAAGACGACATCCTACGATGCGATCATCTGCGATGGTTCTGTCCGAAGCGGCAAAACCATGTCCATGTCCGTAGGCTTCCTGATCTGGTCCCTGTCCCGGTTTGACCATCAGACGTTTGCATTGTGTGGCAAAACCATCGACAGCCTGAAACGCAACGTGATCACTCCCCTGCAAACCTGGGTGGAAGGGATCTTCGAGATCCGCCAGTACGTCAGCCGCAACTATCTGGAAATAACGGACGGCAGCCATACCAACCGGTATTATCTGTTCGGCGGCAAGGATGAATCCTCCGCCGCCCTGATCCAGGGCATTACCCTGGCAGGGGCTTTCCTGGACGAGGTTGCCCTGATGCCCCGGTCATTTGTGGAACAGGCAGTAGCCAGATGCTCCGTCAGCGGATCCAGACTGTGGTTCAACTGCAACCCCGACAGCGCCGAACATTGGTTCTACAAAGAGTGGATCTGCAAAAAAACGGAAAAGAACGCCCTGCATCTGCATTTTACCATGCAGGACAACTACGCCCTGGACAAGAAGATCCGGGAACGCTATGAGCGCCTGTACACCGGCGTATTCTATGACCGGTACATCAAGGGACTGTGGTGCATGGCGGAGGGGTTGGTCTATCCCAACTGGTCGGACAGATATGTGCTGCACGGAGATATCCGGCTGTCCCAGAACGTGGAGTGGTACATTGCCATCGACTACGGCACCATCAACCCGTTTTCAGCCGGGTTATGGGCGGTCAGCCCACGGAACGCCATCCGGGTAGCAGAGTACTATTATAACAGCAAAGAAGAACGTACCATGCGGACGGATGAGGAGCACTACGCCGCCCTGGAGCAGATGGCAGGCGACCGACCGATCCAGCATGTAATCGTAGACCCCTCTGCTGCCAGCTTCATTGAATGCATCCGCCGGCACGGCAGGTTTACCGTGCGGAAAGCTCACAATGAGGTGCTGCCGGGGATCAGCCGGACGGCAACCCTGATCCAGAACGGAAGAATCATGGTGCATGAAAGCTGTAAGGGCATTCTGCGCGAGTTCGCCCTGTATCGGTGGGACGACAAGGCTACGGACAAGGTAATCAAGGAAAACGACCACTGTATGGACGAGCTGCGGTATCTGGTGAACACGGTGCTGCGGCGCACGATCCTGGCGGACATAGGAGGTGATGTGCATGATTAACAAATCGGAAATTGAAAAGGCCACCGGCATCCGGATCGCTATGAGCGGCGAGATGCGGGACAGGATCCGGCTGTGGCGAAGCATGCTGTGCAACGAGCAGTCCTGGGTCAGCAACCGTGTCCGTGGGCTGCGATTGCCGGTGAAGATCGTGGACGAATTTGCACGGCTGACCCTGTTCGGCGCATCCATTTCCGTCAGCGGATCCCAACGCGGGGCATACATCGACCGGGTCTTACAGCAGGCCATGACGGACGCAAAGAAATGGGTGCGCCTGATGTGTGCCACCGGCGGTGTGGTGCTGCGACCGGTGTATGACGGGCACCAGATCCGGGTCAACTACATTACGGCTGACAAGATCTACCCCATTTCCTACGATGACGACGGCAGACTGATTTCTGCCGTATTCCTGGACACCTACCGGAATGGAGACCGGTTCTATCACAAGCTGGAGATCCATGAATTCCACCCGGACGGCACCGGCAGGATCCGCAATCAGGTGTTTCAGTCTCCCAGCGTGGACATGCTGGGAGATCCATGCTCCCTGCGGCAGACAGGGCTGTGGGCAGACCTGGAGCCGGAACGCAGCTACATGGATCTGGGCGGTCCCCTGTTTGCCTACATGTGCATCCCGGCGATCAACACGGTGGATCCGGACAGCCCCATGGGCATGTCCGTGTACGCCGAGGCGGTTGACCTGATCCGGGATGCAGATCAGCACTGGGAAAAAATCAAGTGGGAATTTGAAGCCACCCAGACTGCCATTGATGCGCCGGCAGATTTCCTGAAGCCCACCCCTTCCGGGCTGATCCTGCCGGATACTGCGAATCGCCTGTATCGGCGGTACAACGCAGATCCGTCGGACGCCCAGCTGGGGCTGCAGATTTTCAGCCCCCAGATCCGGGACACATCCCTGTTCCACGGGCTGGACGGCATTTTCAAACGGATCGAATTCAACTGTAACCTGGCATATGGGATGCTGTCGGATCCCCAGAGCGTGGAAAAAACTGCCGAGGAGGTGCGGGCATCCAGGCAGCGCTGCTACAGTGCTATTTCTGATATCCAGGGGAGCATCCGTGCCGGACTGCGGCAGCTGACCAGTGCCATCAATGACTGCTGCGCTGTGTATCAGCTGACACCCCAGGGCAGATACCATGAATGCTACGAGTTCGGCGACGGGGTCATGGAGGACCCGGACAAGGAGTTTGCACGCCGGATGCAGATGCACACTGCCGGGCTGCTGTCGGATACCAAGTTTATCGCCTGGTACTTTGACTGTGACGAAGCCAAAGCAGCGGAATACAAGGCAGCTGCATCTACCCTGTTTGCAGGCGGTGATATCTGATGCTGACGCCGGACTACCTGCTGCACTGCACGGATTCCCTGACGGAGCTGCTGGATGCCTACGACAATGCGGTTGTATCGGACATTGCCCGGCGCATTGTCAAAACCGGGTATGTCACAGAAACCGCCAAGCACCAGATCAGACAGGCACAGCAAATGGGGCTGTTGTATGAGGACATCATCCGGGAGATTGCCCAGCGGACGAACGCCACGGACAGCATGGTGCGGGCACTGTTTGAGGATGCCGGGGTGGAAACCGTACAAACAGATAACCGGCTATACACCGCTGCCGGGCTGCAGCCCACCGATCTGCGTGCATCCCCGGCCATGCTGCAGATGCTGCAGGCTGGCTACGAGAACACCCTGGGCACCATGCACAATCTGACCCTGACCACCGCCAACACGGCGCAGCAGGCCTACATATCCGCCTGTGACCTGGCCATGCTGCAGGTGCAGTCCGGGGCAATGTCCTACCAGCAGGCCATCCGGGCTGCCATCCAGTCCGCTGCATCTGACGGCGCCCGGGTACTGTATCCATCCGGCAGGACGGATCGCATTGAGGTGGCAGTGCGCCGGGCGGTGCTTACAGGAGTAGCCAAGACATGCCGCACCATCGGGGAATACAATGCCGCATCCTGTGGCTGTGATCTGATGGAGCTGTCCGCCCATGCCGGAGCAAGACCATCCCACGCCCGATGGCAGGGGCAGCTGGTCAGCCTGTCCGGGAAACGGGGGTACCTGTCCAAGGACGATATCGGCTACGGATCCGGGGACGGGTTCGGCGGGTACAACTGCCGGCACGACTGGTATCCGTTCTTTCCGGGCATCTCCCAGCGGAACTACAGCCAGGAGAAGCTGAACCAACTGGAAACCATGACGGTCAACTACAACGGGCAGGAGATCCCCTACTACGATGCCACCCAGGAGCAGCGGCGGCTGGAACGCCGGGTGCGGGACTGCAAGCTGCGTCTGTCCGCCACGGATGCAGCCCGGCAGGAAACCACGGACCCAAAGCTGCGTGCCCAGCTGGATGAGGATTTTGCAAAGCAGTCCAAAGCCCTGCGGGAAGCACGGGATCAGTTGGCAGATTTCCAGACCGGCACCGGTCTGCTGCCGGATACATCCCGTACCCAGGTGTACGGCTTCGGCCGCAGCATTGCCCAAAAGGCTGTTGCCGCCCAAAAACGGGTTGACAAATCCGGTGGGGGTGGTATAATGAAAGCAGACGAAATAATCGGTAGGAGTCTAGGAGCTTCCGCCAAAAATTATCCAGTAAGACTCCCGGACGGGAATCATGCCAAATTTCAAGAAGGATCATCCATTACAAAAATAAAAGTAATCGCTGGAAACGACACAAAAGTCCAGATAAGGGACGCCATTTACCTTCAGGAGCGATACAAAATACCGGCTGAAAAATGGCAAAAATGCCGTGGTGAGAGTATTGTTTTGGTAGATGGAGTTCCACGAAAGGCAGAAATACATTGGTATGAGGCTGATGGCGAAAAACATGATATAAAAATAAAGAGGTGGTTGGACGATGACGGTTAAATATATTGGTGATGACAGCAGCCCGATGAGCTTGATCACGAATAACAAATATAAATGCATCGGCATTGAAAAGGGCTGGTATCGAGTTATTGACGAAACCGGAGAGGACTATTTGTATCCGCCTGAGTTGTTTGAACTGGTTGAGAAATAACCATGTGAACACCTGTAAGCACCCCCTAGGGGTGCTTTTCTTATGCCATAAACCGCATTGAAACGTCCTTGCAAGGGCGTTTTCTTTATGCCCAAGGAGGTTACCATGATCCACAACCGCAGTCCCTCTTGCGCCTGACAGCAGGCGCTATTTTTATACCCAAACACAGAAAGGATGAACAGAATGGAAAAACAGTTTCTGACGGATCTGGGCATTGCAGACGACATTGCCGACCAGATCATCACCCAGGCAGCGACAGAGGTCAAGGCTGCCGCTGAGGAAACCGCCGGGATCCAGGCACAGCTGGAGGAAGCCAACAAGCAGATCGCCGGATTCAGGGAAATGGACATCGACAGCATCAAGGCTGCTGCGGATGACTGGAAAGCAAAGTATGAAGCCGCAGAAGCGGACAAGACTGCCATGCAGCACAAGCACAAGCTGGAGGGCTATGTGAAGGGGCTGGGTCTCCGGGACGACGTGTACGAGGCGCATGTCACCAAGCAGCTGACGGATGCAGGGCTGCAGTTCGATGACGCAGGCAAGCTCATTGGTGGCGACGATATCGTCAGCAAGTTCCGGGAGAGCCACCCGGGCGCATTCCTGGATACCAAGCCGGAAGCCCGTGTGGTGGCATCCACCATGCACCATGAACCGGCTGCCAACAGCGTGGAGGCAGCATTTTACGCCAAGAACCCAGGCCTTGCGCCGAGAGACTAAGGAGGAATCAATATGGCACACGAACAGCAGGAACGCTACTCTGATCTGGTCCTTGCCAAGCTGCGGGACAGCCTGGTGCTGAAGGACGGCGTGGTTTTCAACAACGACTACGAAGGCAAGCCCAGCGCCGGATCCGTCAAGATCCCGGTACGGGACACGGAGGTGCAGGTGTCGGATTACGACAAGGCTGCCGGCATCACCGCCACCAACGGTACCACCACCTATCAGACCCTGACCATCAACAAGGACAAGGCCGTGGGAGAAATCATTGACGGCTATGACGCCGAAGCCGTACCTGCCAATCTGGTGGCGGATCGGCTGGACAGCGCAGGCTATTCTCTTGCCAAAACCGTTGACACCGACGGCGCAACCGTGCTGCTGGCGGAGGGCACCGCATACAATGCATCCAGCGTGGACGCATCCAGCGCCTATGACCTGATCGTGGACGTGCGGCGGGCAATGAGCAAAGCCAATGTGCCAACGGATGGCAGATATCTGCTTGCCACGCCGGACTTCTATGCCATGCTGCTGAAGGACAAGGATCATTTTGTGGGGGCTTCCGGTCTGGGGGATCAGATCAAGCAGACCGGCGCTGTGGGCAAGATCGCCGGATTTACCGTCTATGAATTCAACGACGACACCGCCGGGTTGATGTTTATCGCCGGGCATCCCCGGTTTGCAGCCCGGGTCAAGGAATTTTCCGTGCCGGTCAAGCTGGAGGACCTGAAGGACGGCAAACACATCGGCGCAAGCTGGGTCAACGGTCGCATGGTTTATGCCCACAAGGTACTGCGCCCCAAGGCGATCCAGAATGTATATGCACCGGGCAGTCTGACCGCCACCCTGGCAAAGGGCAGCGCCGAGGGCACCACCATCGCCACCATCAGCGCAGGCAACACCGGCACGACCTACGCCTACAAGGTAAACCCCACTGCCCGGGCAACCTACAACCAGACCTCCGGCAGCTACAGCGGCACGGCGCTGACCTCCGGCACTACCGAAATCGCTGTCAGCGTGGGTGACGTGATCGAGATCGTCAACCTGTCCAGTTCCAAGGTGGTGGCTGTGACCTATGTCACGGCAGCGGCGGACAAGATCAAGTAGTCGGAGGTGACAGGCATGTACGCTGACTACGACTACTACCGCACCCTGTACGGAGGCAGGCTGTCCGATGAGGAGTACACCTTTGCGGCCGCCCGGGCGTCGGAATACCTGGCGTCTGTGACCCACGACCGCATTACGGAGGATATTCTGGCGGACGATACCACCGGCAGGGCGGTAAAAATGTGCTGCTGTGCCATGGCGGATCTGATCCAGAAGCAGGAACAGCAAGACGGCAAGACCGCCGAAAAGGTGGGCGACTATTCCGTGTCCTATGCCGACAGCGACACCAACCAGACTGCCCGGCAGAAACGGCGGTACGAGCTGGCGTACATGTATCTGTCCCGGTACGGACTGATGTTCCGGGGGGTGGAATGATGTATACCAACGCAGACTGTACAGTCTATAACCGGCAGTTAGATCGGAAAAACCGCCGGGATACCTGGGTGCGCACTCAGATCCATGGAGTGTTCTGGGACAGCAGCCATGCCCACCGGCACGGAGACAAAGGGGATATCACGGCGAATAATGTGACCGTGTACATCCCGGCGGATGCCTGCGACAAGGCTTACAAACCGCCCAAAGACTATGCGTTGGATCCATCCGGCGCATACACCCTTGCGCCCGGTGACCTGATCATCCGGGGACTGATCCGGGAGGACATCG